GCATTCTATCGAGGGCGGTAGGTTGGCAACGGCTACAGATATGCACGTTTCAACTATCGCTAATATGATATCGGCAATGAATACTGCTGAATCTATCGATGAAATAGGCGGTATCGGTATATATTTCGATACTAATACGCCTCTAATTCACATCGACAGAAGAAAAGCGCGCTTAGTGTGGTTGCGTTATACTGAAAATGACAAGCAGGTTTACTTGTATCGTGAAAATGACCGCGCTAAATTTTATAAAAAACTAGGGGAGTTGCTATAATGGATTGGTTAAAAAAACTTGGCGAATATGCGCCTGATATCGTGGGGGCTATTTTAAGTGGCGGCGCAACATTACCAGCAACGGCGCTCAAAATATTAGGAAAAGAGTTGTTAGGTTCCGATGATGCAAGTGAGGCGGACATTGAAACAGCTGTTAAAAATGCAACTCCAGAGCAGATGACTGCACTTACAAAAGTAAATAATAATTTCAAAGTTGAAATGCTCAAGCTTCAAAACGAAGAGGCAGAAAGCGCGCGAAGTGCTGAGGTTAATGAAATGGCAAATGCCCGCAAATCATACGGTAAGCATAACGAGCAAGCAGACAAAATAGCTGATAATGTAATGAAGTTCAATATACTTTACGCCGTCCTTATTGCGCTAGCTCAAATAGCAGCTCTTACTTTTGCAAAGGACATGTCAGACGCTGTTATAGTTGTTATCGGCAATGTGTGTGGCTGGATTATCAAAGGCGTACTAGATGAGAGAAAGGATGTAACGGGCTTTTACTTCGGGTCAAGCATAGGAAGTAAGGCGAAAGATAAATAATCGGTGGTTTTGTAATGGAAAACTTAATTGTAATAGGCGCAATGCTTTTGCTTTGTATAGTAACTAAGAATGGAGGCGTTCCACTTCTTATTGTTGCTGGAGCTGTGCTGGCATTGTCAGCTGAGAGTGTAGTTGATATAGCCTTATTTTATGCCATTCTTTCGGCGGGATGCATGTCTCTTGCTGTGATGGGCTTGATGCAAATCAAAGAATCACGCAATTGCTCTTTTGTTTACTCTATGTTGATGGTAGTGCAATCGGTTATATGCTTTGCTCTAGTGCCAGATTGGGGCGTTACGGGTAATACAGTGCTACAATATATTTTAAATCAATTCAATGATATACTGTGGGTAATTCTATTAATAACGGGGTTAATCAGTAGTGGAAAACTCGACCATTATAACACTGTTAGTAATAGCGATTAGCGCAACCCTTGTGGCGGCATTTATTGCCATGATTAAAGTATGCAACATAATTGATGAGAGTGTAGAGAATGAGCGGAAGCGAAGTGTCGGAAGTGAAAGCAGAAATGAAGGAATTGACGTCCGTAATAACAAAGCTGAACCTTAATTCAGCCTCTCTTGATAAACGGATGGATTTGTTTATACAGGAATCAAGAAGCAATCAAGAAGCGTTTAAGTCATACATGACAAGAAACGACGGCGATATAAAGAGGCTAGCTGAAAACGTACACGCACTCCAGATATGGAAAGCGGAAGTAAAGGGTAATCACGAAGATATAAGAGACATTAAGCGCGTAGTTGTCAGGTGGATTGCTGGCGGTATGATTGCTTCAGCTGCTGGATTGGTCGGAGTTGTAATTGCAGTATTTAAATTGGGGGCTGGAAGCTAATGAAAGTTAAACCACGCAACAGAAACAAAGAGAAATCAAAGTTAGACAAGATGAAATTAAAAAAGATTGTTAAAGCAAAGCCGCGAAAAAAGCCGAAGAAAACGGCATAAATTCACGCTACCTGTGACAGCGCGTTGAGTGGGTTAGACCATAAGATGTGGCTAGGGGAGTTACTCGCCCGAGCTGAAAGAGAGTTTAATTAAATAAGAGCTAGACAAGGCTCCTTTTTTAAACTAATCTATATCCATTAACGGAAATAAGGAGAGGGTAATGGATATATTCAACAAAGAAAAGATAGCTGATTTAGAATCTGAACTTGTAATATACAAAGTAAGATGCACACAGTTAGAGCGCGAAGCTAAAAGCGTTGAAGACTTAGAGCTTAAAGTTAAATGCTTGCAAATGTGGTGTGATGATGACGAAGCTATAAGCGAATTGATGGAAGCGGTTATCAAGGTTGATGGTGACAAGAGAACGAGATTTTACGAAAGCGCACAACAAGCTCAGATGAACACCGCCAAGAATCAATTTGGCAATGGCCTTGGCATGATTGGAGCTGCTTCTGCTTCTGGATTAATTGGTCGGAGTTGGTAAATGAAAAAATACAATCAAAGCGCACTATCAGCAAAAGGCCGCAGAGTAATATTTGAAGAAGCTAAAAAAGGCGGTGTAATTATTCAGCGTAAGAGCACAAGTGGTGAAGTATTAGACGAGTTTGTAATGAATCCATACACTGAATATAGCGTACAACAAGAAGCCGCTGAAAGGGCTGTGGATCTATCTAAGGGTAAAGATAAGTGACCGAATGGACAGAGCAAACACAAAAAGACTTTGATGAGATGTTTAAAACTAAATCCTAATTCATAACAGGAGGTGATTAACTTGGCACTTGGAATAGACAAGCGCAACAGTCAGCGTAATGACTTCACATAGTTAACTGGCACTCTACCAAGGGTGCTTTTTCTTTAACGGAGAGAAGCAATGAGCAAAGAAAGGCTTTGTATGATTATATACGGACTAGGTTTTATTTGCGGTTATCTAGTTAATCAATTCGCATAAACAAAGCACTTTAACGGCGCTTTTTTATTTAAAGCTATAAGGTGTTATAATAGAAACTCAATCAAACAGCGAACAATAAAGCGGAGTCACTAATGAAAAAAGGCAAAGAAGACAAGTTCCAATCAAAGCGCGGCAACGGCGGCAACTACTCAGGCTACACTAATAACCCTAGTGACTGCGATAAAAAAGCATCTGAAATGTTAAAGCAGAAACCGAAGAAATAACGTAAACCCCTTGAATGGGGTTTTTGTTTATCCGTATAAAGCCAATAAGGGCTAAATAAGGGCTGACATGGCTACATCTAAAACAACACTAAAGCCAGGGGATAACCTGCCCGGCAGGGGCAAGTCGTTTAAAACGCTTCTCATGGAGGTTATTAAAGATGAGTCAATGCTTGACTTAAAGAAGTCATCCACCAAGGAAGATGCAGACAAGGCGTTTATTAAGCACATTGCAAAACGTGCATTTGCTGGTAACGCAGACCAAAACAGCGCCATGCTATTAAAAGAATTCTTAACTAAATCATACCCATCATTAAAACCAACGCTTGAGCGCTTTCAATTTACATTTCCTAAAGATGGTACCGACTCGCAAAAAGCACTGGCAATACTTGATGCAATATCATCTGGTGAATTGCCTCCTGATGTTGGTCAATTGGTTATGAGTATAATAAAGGATAATTCAGTGATTGAAGCAAACACAGATTTAAAAGATAGGATTACTCAAATAGAGAAGTCGTTAGGGTTATCAGTTGAGTAGCGCACTAACAAAAAGACTAGGTAAAATCGAGGCTTTAGCTATGGCGGCAAGCGGAACACTAGAGCCAACTGTTTATGGCGTAATAGATAGGGTTGATAAAATAGATGGTGAATTAGTCCCTAATATAATTCGTAGATGGAAGGGTACAGTAGGAAGTATGACAGCCACTGATGAGGAGCCAACTGTATTATTAGTAGAGAAGTTAGAGCCGTTTATATTGACCCATATCAAGTATAAATTATTATTTGGTGGTCGAGGCGGAATGAAAACGAGATTTGCACAAAATGTATTTGTTGCAGATGTTCATTCAAGCGGCAGTAAAAACTATGTTCTGCGCGAAAGAATGACGGCTCTAAAAGAATCAATATACTCGGGTATAGAGACAACCATTAAAAGGTCAGGCTTAGGTGGCTTTTTATCAGTACCTTCTAAATGGGAAATAAGAAACGGCAACGGTGGAAAGTTTACCTTTGGCGGTATGCAGAATATAATTGATATGAAAGGGGCTAGTGATTTTAAGCGCTTCTTAATGGAAGAGGCAGAGAAAACAAAGCAAACAACCATCGATATATTGGGGCCGACATTGCGTGACACTCCTGGTGCCGAATTGTGGTATCTATGGAATACGGGAAGCTCACAAGACCCAATGAGTAAAGAGTTCATAATTCCTTATCAAGCGCAACTGGATAAAACGGGCTTTTATCAGGATGATTACCACATGATAGTAAAGCTTACTTTTGAGGATAACCCATGGTTCGAGCATGACGAATCTTTACAGGCAGAGCTAGACAAAGACCGTCAAAAGGTTAAGAGGGGCATTATGTCACAGGCTAGATTTGATGGGATATGGTACGGTAAGTTTAACGATGATATTGCCAATTCAGTTATTAAAGAAGATTGGTTTAAGGCTTGTATTGACGCACATAAAAAATTAGGCATACAGCAAAGGGGTGCTATTGTTTCAGCTTGTGACCCGTCCGACACAGGCAATGACCCTTGTGGGTTTATATCTAGGCAGGGTATCGTTGTGTTTAATGTTGCAGAGATAGAGGCGGAGAACGGCAACAGAAAAATGGACGAAGCGTGTAAAATGGCTATCATGGATGGCGCAGACTCATTTGGTTATGATGCTGATGGGTTAGGGGCTACGCTTAGGGATAACGTAGACAAAGGCTTTAGTGGTAAATCTACAAACATCTTTGCTTATAAAGGCTCAACGTCAATACATGATCCA